AAGCCTTGGCCAAGTTACTACGCAAGAACAAGCCGATTTGCTTGGGGTACCTATTGGAACACCTTCCTGGCAGGCCCGTAATGCTGCCGAGCAGAGGGCTCTTGAGCTTCAGATGTTTAATCAGGAGTTGTCTCTTAAGAGGGCTTCAAATGCTCTTGCTGCTCAAGCACAAGCCCAGAACAAACTCCTTGAAGACTTTAACAAGGATATGATTATCTGGGAAACCTCCGGAAAAGCCCCCGACACGGCGGCTATGCGCCACTATGGTATTGCTCCAGGAACACCTTTCTCTACCGGTGATAAACAGTCTGCCCTTGAAAAACTCCAAGAAACACAGGCTCAAATTGAACTTATTAGTGCGGAGGAGGAGCTTCAATTCCAGAATCGGGCTACAAACTTCATGAAAACTTATGGAGTTAATCGGGCTACAGCTGAAGCTGCCCTTATCATCATCGACCAGACTTCTACTTTCAATGATGCTAGAAGTATGGTTAATGCTCAGAGGTCTGCCCTCACAGCTGAAGGTATTAACACTACTAATCTCATCAATGTCCTTGAGAAGTACTTCAATACTCAGAGTGCCTACAGTAGTGGTAGTACTACTACTCCTTCCGGTAGTGGTAGTACTACTGTTCCTGCAGGTAGTGGTAGTACTACTGTTCCTGCAGGTTCTATTCATATAGGGTCAGGCTACTATAGAACACCAGATGGAAAAATTGTCGCAGGACCCGGGGCTCGCACAAACTAAGGAGGTACCCCATGGCTATTTCCCCTGCATTACGAAGAGCTCTTGGCGATAACTCTATGTATATTAGAGGTCAGTCAGGTGCTAAGAGCTCTGTTCAAACTCAAATTGAAAATGCAACTACAAGACTTAATGCTATAGGAGAATATCCCGAGCAGAAAAACAGTCAGAACTTCTTACTTAAAGTCTTGGACATTATTGCGAGGCCAGGGTATGGTGCAACCGGCTTTATCCGTGAGTTTACAAACACTCAAGCTGGGAGTACCCCGGGTGAGTTCGACCCGTTAGGAGCTTTTTGGAGAGGACTTAAGGGGGAAGAGAAATTTACTGGCAAAGACGTTTTTATGGACGTCGGCTTGTCCGGTGACGAGGGTATCTTTGGGGGAGAAGCTAAATGGTATAACCCCTCCCCGGCTGGAGCTCTGGGTCTCGTCCTCGATATATTCAATCCTCTCGACCCCATCAACTGGCTTGGCTTTGGTGTGGGTGATGATATTGTAAAAGGAGCCTCTAAGGGTCTTAATGCTCTTACAGATGCCTTTGGAGCTACCAAAGCTGCTCAAATTGCTGACATATTAACTGCTTCAGCAAAAGTTGCAGACACTGTGGGTGATGTTACTGGAGCTGCCAAAGCGGCTGATACTATCGGAGATATTGCTAAAGGGGCCAAGGCTATAGATACTGCTGGAGATGCTACTCGTGCAGCAAAGGCTACTGCTTCAATTCTTGACGACCTTGGTGCAGAGACTGTAGGTAAGCTTGCTGCTCAAATTACCAACAAAGTTGACGATGTAGACTCTCTTAGAAGAATCAGTGAACTTATCCAAGAAGGTCTTGCTGAAACCGGTAAGACTGCTACTTCTCGACTTAACTATTCCGTATCAAAACCTCTCACAATAGGGCTTCAAAACCCGCTAAGTATTACTCCTATTGGCTCAATAAAACTACCTGGTTATAAGGCCACAGGTGGTCTCTCCAGGCTGCCTATCATAGCTCCGGGTAGAGATATAGCTGGTACCTTCATCAACATCCCCGGTAGTGAGAACGTGACCAGGATTGTTGGTCAAATTGCTAAAAAGATTGCTAGTACAGACATTGGGCAAGCCCTTGGTAAAATGTTTAGTACAGTCTTTGTTCCGGCTAATGTGCCGGCCTCTGTGGTGACAAAGAGTATGACGGCTTCAAATATCGACGACTTGGTTGCTCTTTCAAAAACAAGCCCAGCTAATATACCACTGTCTATTGAGGAGTTACTCTCTTTGCAAGATGATTTAGCCGGAATAAAGCTCGGTAAGACCTTTGACTTTGCTGACGACTTTTCGGCTACTGAGTTAAAACTTCTTAATAAGGGGGAATATTTTAGTGTAGAGGACTTGGCCAAGAAGGTTGGTCTTAAAGACTTTACTACCGATGATGTGTTAACTACTCTTGCTCAAGCCCCTTTTACTAAGAGTATCACTGAACTTTACGACGACTTAAGGCTTCTTAAGCCAGCTGCTGAGGCCAAAGAGCTTTTCGTTAACGCTGCCAAAATTCGTAAAGTTATGGACCTTATGTATGAACAAATACCTGAGGGTGCTAAGCCATTCTTCAGGGGAGTTATTAAGTCTCAGCTCTCAGACCTCTACCCATCAGAAATTACTACAAGTAGACTGGGGAAGAATGTTGCTACATCTCCTCTTATGTCCTACGAGTTCGACTATAAAGGAGTTCCTGTTTCTGTAGTTGTAAACTCTGGAGAGAACTTCAATGTTAATGCCTGGGCTAAACTTAGCTCTACTTTTGAAGCCCTTGATGAACTTCCTGAGACTGCTATACAGGCTCTTAAAGGTCAGATTGATATATCTCCTATTCCTATTAAGTCCCCCGATACTTCAATGACCATAGGAGATACCATCGTACTCGGCAGAATTGATAAACCCACTGTGGCCCACGAGTTTGGCCATATTTGGGATGCAGTTGCTGGAGACCAAAACGCTTATACGCAGGCCATTTTATCTGATGCTCGTCGTTTTGACAATACAATTACACCTGATGATTTATATAGTGATTACTCAAGGTCAATATATGCCTCTGATAAAACGATGGGGTTGAAAGAAGACTTCGCTGACAGTGTTTCTGATTATTTACGTGACCGAAGCTCTTTCCGTTCTCAGTATCCTGGTAGAGCTGCTGAAATTGAAAGAGTTCTCGACCAAGCCTCTATACCACAGGAAGAGCTAGCTAAAATGATTGCTGAGCAAAGAAAGCTTGCTGAACAAGTTTCTCAGATACCCCGAACTGAGGCTCAAATCAAGACTATGATAGACTCTGTGGATAAGTATGCACAGAAGTTTACCATAGAAGCTGGTGATAAAACTTACCAAGCTTTTAGAAAAAACCTGGCCGCTCTTTACGAGCAAACTAACTGGAAAACTAAGCAGTGGCAACAGCAAGTTGAAGAACTCTTTAGAGGAATTACTGCCGACGAACGTAAGCAAATTATGGATGTTGCTGCTCAGATAACTGGAACAGAAATACCTGGCAGAGCTAAAACTATGGCTCAGCCTATGTTTGCTCAGCAGGATTTTCCTGTCTTTGCATCCAAGCTTCAAGCCGTAGTTGATGATATGCCCAACAAAATGTCTGTAGACCAGTTTAAGAACTACCTTAAGAATAAGGGTGTTAAAGCTGAAGAGCTTAAGTGGACGTTTATGGATGACTTCTTCGAGGGCAAAACATCTATTACTAAAGCTGAGGCCCAACAGTGGGTAAAAGGTAACACTCTCGAGGTTCAAGAAGTTTGGAAAACTAGTGGGTCTCTGAGTTTTGACCAGTTTAAAGGTCGTAGTTGGTACGATTGGCTAGAGGAGATGGGGCAAGACCCAGACGAGATAGCTGAAAGACTATACCAGATGGCTATTGGTGACGGCGTTAATGAGATGACTAGCCAGATTGGTATGCCTGAGGAACTTAAGAGAGACATGCTTAGTGACTTCAGTATTATCCAAGAACGCTCCATCCAAGGCGGAGGAACAAAATACTCGCAATATACTCAACCTGGCGGTGAAGATTATACTGAATTAGTGTTTACTCTACCTGAAGACTATGTCCGGCCTAAGGGAGGAGTAACTGGAGACATTGACCCTCTCAAAATGGAATATGAAGAACTAGCTTCTCGTATAGATAATATTCGTGAAGAGCTAGGTAGGGAGAGCCAAGAGTTTATTACTATGAACCGTAGGCTTCAAGAACTCGAGGCCCTAGGAGTAGCTACTCCAGTTGATTCCCCACAGTTTCAGTCTGTCCACTGGGAAGAGCCAAACGTAGTAGCCCATGCTCGCTTTGATACTCGTTACACTGAAGATGGTAAGAAGATTCTCTTTATAGATGAAATACAATCCGACTGGCACCAAGCCGGTAGAGATTATGGGTACAGGCTACCAGAACCAAAGGAGAAAAGAAAAGAACTTCAAAGTCTTTATGATACTATAAACAAGATGAAGGATAGCGGTGTCTCCATGGATGAGCTTCGTAGGACACCTGAATGGGCTAAAGCTAAAGAGATAGAAAGAGAACTTCAACAGTACAATCCCTATTTACCCGAAAATCAGAATAAGGTTCCCGATGCTCCCTTTAGAAACAACTGGGATGAGTATGTCCAGAAGAGACTTCTTCGCTATGCTGCTGACAACGGCTATGATGGTATAGCCTGGTCCACAGGTATTCAGCAGGCTGAGAGGTGGCAACAAGCTGTTATTGAGGCCATTGATACGATTCAGTATAATCAGACTAGCAAACGGCTTAGAGCCTATAAAAACGGTGAAGAGGTATTCTCCCAGTTAGTCGAGCCTAACAAGTTGGCTGAGATGGTGGGGGCAGATAATGCTCGCAAATTGCTTAACACAGAGCCCGATACTTTCTCCGTCAGGCCTGTGGCTAGAAACCCGTCAACCGAACTAGTTTTGAGTAGGATGCCTGAAGATCTCGACCTCACTGAGATGACCCGCTGGATGGACCAGCAGCCCGAGTTTCAAGCCCTCAGGCCTGTGGACGGTTCTCAAGGTGCTCCGCAGGGTTATCAAGTGGTTGACCAAAACGGTAATGCCTGGGGTTGGACATATCATTCCCAAGAAGCTGCACAAAAAGCTATAGACGATTTAATCTCCACGGGGCAAACTGTTAAGACTGTGTCTGGTACCAACGTCACTATAGGCGGCGAAGGTATGCGTAAGTTCTACGACCAACAGTTTAAGTCTAATATGAACAAACTCGGCAAACGGTTTGGTCTTAAGGTTGAAGAAATACCTCTTGACTTTGGAAAGCAACCAGGTGTATGGCTCAGCCCCGAGTCAAGAACTAAAATTACTCAGCAGTCTTTTCCGCTCTTCGCAGACAGCACTAAGGTACCTGTGGATGACCTTACCGCAGGTTGGTCAGAGAGGCAAATAAATGCCCTTGATAACTTCCTTAAGTGGAGAAACTCGGTAGTCAAGCAATATCGGCAAATAGGTATCCCCATCAACGAACTTGAAAAATACGTTCCATTTATCCCTCGAAGACCTCTTAAAAAGGATGAAGCTGACTTACTTCGTTCTGTTTTTGGAACAGGAGTTAGGGAAGCTACCGCCGACAACTTTGATACTTTGCTTGCTGAACTGTCAAAGGCTGACCCCAACCTAAAGGCTCGTACTACAAAAGCTACAAGACCTTCTCAAGTCAATAAAATGCTTAACAAGCCGTGGCTCACCGAAGATGCTGCCGTAGCTATGAGTATTCGTGGAGCAAGAGCTATCAAAGCCCAAGAGCTTAATAGTTTTGTTGATGAGTTCGTCCAAACCTACGGTCTAAGAGCTGGAGACTTAAGTCAAATAGCTGGAAATACTGTACCCGATGGCTACACAGCTTACAAGCTCGGAGTTGACCAAGCCGGTAACAAAGTTCTTCAGCAAGTTACAAATGTACCAAGGACCGCTATTGAGGGTACCGATATTGTCTTCTTACCTCAGGAGATGGCCAACCTCTACAATGAGTATCATAAGCTTATGTTCGACCAGTCTAAGCAAAACGGCCTACTGAGGGTTTATGATGAGCTCTCAGGCCTTTATAAGAAAGCCGCATACCTGTGGAACCCCGGGCATCTCATGCGTGACTTCCAAGGTAACGTCTTTAATAACTATTTGATGGGTGTAATTGACCCCATGGATTATGCTGATGGTCTTAAAGCTCTCAGACGTGCTGACGGTGTATTACATACGCCTCGAGGTGACCTACCGTTTTCTGAGATATATGAGCAGGCACAAAAAATGGGGATTATTGACTCCCTTATAGGGCATGAAGTTCCTCTATCTACGAAGAAGGCTGAGGGTGCTTACTCTAGGATAATGCGTCAAGCCACATACGCTACCGATGGCTGGACTCGTATGACGGGTTTTGTTCATAACCTTAAGGCCGGTCAAGATTATGCTCAAGCTGCTGCAACTACCAAAAAGTTCCTTTTCGACTACTTTGACTTAACAGCTTTTGAAAGAAAAGTTATGAGGAGAATTATTCCTTTCTACACTTGGATGAGAAAGAACATACCGCTCCAGCTCAAAACACTTATTACTGACCCTCGAATCTTTGCAAGACTTAACGATATACAAAATGCTATTGCTGGTGGACCCATTGATTGGGAAGAAAAACCTGACTACATTCAAGATATGATGGCTATTCAACCGATGGGCTCTGATAAATACTTCAGCAATACCCTCCCATGGCAAGACTTGACTCGTATACCAACAGGGATAAACTCTCGCTCCTTAAGTGATTTATTGTCTTCTGTAAATCCCCTTATAAGAGCTCCAATAGAGTCTATTACAAATACTAACTGGTGGACAGGACGACCTCTTGAAGACTATGCTGGGGAACAAACTGATATACCTGTACTTACTACCTTGCTTAGACTGCTTGGCTCCGATACAGACTACACTGTGGGGGCTAGGTATGGCGGCCACTTACTTAATCAAATACCTATACTGACTCGTGCTGGGGACTTGTTGGACGCTGCCACAGGCCAAGAAACAAATGATGCTAGAATCCTGTCCAGGGTCTCAACTACACTTGGTGGTCCTTCTATCTATAATGCTTCCTCTGTAGAAAGTTCTGCTGACTGGCAAGAACGACAAAGGCTAATCGACCTTATCAGACTTCTACAAGACCAGGGTGTTGAAGTACCTACGGTTAATGAGCTTAAGAAAACGAGTCGCTATCAAAGACTCAAAAAGATTTTAGGAGGAAGATAATGAGTAATGGAATACCTCAGGTTGACTTCGAAGACTATACCAAACTCAAGTATCAGCTTACCTATGAACTTAAGAGTCTAGCTGAGAACGTCAATCAGCTAACTACTACTGTTGGCAAGAAGTTTGAAGAGCAAGATGAGCGTTTTGAAAAGATCGAGGAAAAGCTCTCTCAGCAACCGACCAAGAAAGCGACGTCGATGGCTTCAGAGTCCTCCCTGTCGCCCTCTATAAAATGGCTGCTTATAGTGATACTCGGCGTCGCCTTTCTTGGGGCTCTTGGAGCAGCCATTGGAATCAATTTGCTGGGGTATCTAGGTAAGGTACCTACACCGTAAGAAAGGAGCAAAGTTATGAATTTTTGGAACGACCAACTACTTGGTCAGATTCTCACAATCTTGATACCCATACTCGCCACAGCTGTGGGAGGAGTTATCACAGCTCTGGGGACAAGTTGTGTATCATACCTTAAAGAGAGAATCAACAGCCACAAGTTTAACAAATACTTGGACATTCTCAACGATACCATCCAAGACGTGGTTGTTGGGCTTAATCAGTCCACAGTCAATGTTATCAAGGAGGCAGCCGCTGACGGGAAGCTTACTGAAGAGGAGAAAAAGAGGATATTTGAAATAGCCAAGTTGGACATTTATGGCATATTAGGTCCTAAAGGCCTTGAAGTCCTTCAAGCTGTTTACAATGACCTCGACGAGCTTATTAAGTACAAAATCGAGGCTACTGTCTTCCGTGAGTCTTTTGTGGCCAGTCTGAGAGAGGGAGGGTGAGGGAATGAACAGAACCAAACTTAACATGAGATACTACAACGGAGAGGTTGTGGACGACCTTCCCTATGTGGGTGTTCTTAATCTCGATGAGGAGACAGGTCTTATCTACGACGAGGAGGGCGATGTTGTAGACCAGTTAACTATGGACAACTTTTTCGAAGGTGATACTGGAGGTGAGGCTGGAAATGAGTAATAGCTCACTTATTACCTATACTAAACTCTCCCCCAACTGCACAAAACCCCGCAATCATGCTATCGACACAATCACTATCCATTGCATGGGAGGTAACTTGTCTATAGAGTCCTGTGGGGCTATATTTGCTAACCCAAATAGAAAGGCAAGCAGCAACTACGGTATAGGCACAGATGGACGAGTGGCTCTATATGTGCCGGAGGAATATCGTAGTTGGTGCACTTCGTCTAGTTCCAATGACCACAGGGCCATTACTATTGAAGTGGCTAACAATGGAGGAGCCCCTGACTGGCCCGTCTCTGATGAAGCTTACAAGGCTCTTATAGCTCTTGTAGCAGACATCTGCAAACGGAACAACATCAAGAGGCTTCTTTGGAAGGGGGATAAATCCCTTATCGGTCAAGTCGACAAACAGAACATGACGGTCCACAGGTGGTTTGCAAATAAAGCTTGCCCCGGTAACTATCTCTACAACCGTCATACAGACATAGCTAATCAAGTCAACAAACTAATAGAGGAGGAGGTGAAACCTGTGGCCAAAGACAATACTCCTGATTCTTACGCAAAACCCGCAGTGGACTGGGCTTTGCAGAATAAGATTCTTCTTGGAGACAATACCGGCAACCTTATGCTTCACGAGCCGGTCACAAGGCAAGATGTGCTTGTCTTCATCAAACGCACATATGATTTAATGAAAAAGTGATATTCTACATCATCGTAGAGGCCTCTAGAATCATCCCTGTGACACGCTCATATATTCACCGATGTAATTATATTGTCAAAAAATCGAGAATATAATGAGATACAAAAAGACCAGTCATTTCTGACTGGCCTTTTTGCGAAAGTGAGGGAAGGGAAGGAGTTTAGTTGTCCTCTTCGAGGTCCAGGTCGTCGAGGTCGATGGGTTCGACTGTCTCGACCGGAGCGGCTGCTTTAGTCGGGGCTTCTTCTTTCTTGGGCTTCGGCGCAGCCTTGGCAGCTTTGGCAGCTTTGTAGGCGTCGATGATTTCCTGAACTTCTTTGGAGCCTCTTTCCCAGACATAGGTCTTGCCCTTATCGGTACTCATGTCACGGAAATGCTTCCTCAGGAACATACGGAGTTCACGACCGGTGGTTCCGAGCTGCTCAGCCAGTGCCGCAGCACCAATCTGATTGGGGCCGATTTTCGCTTCACGGGGAGCTTTCCCTTTCTTCTCGCCCTTGGGGTCTTTCTTCGAAGTCGCTTCGATCAGTTCCTGTTCCATCTCGTCAACTTCGAGTTCGTCGAGGTCCTCGACAACGGGGATAGTGTTCGGTACCTGCTTTGCCATTTTAATTGTCCTCCTTAAAAATATTTGTAGGCAGTTTCATTTACAATTCTATTATATCATGGTTCTGTTAAAATGTCAACCCCTATTTTTATACGGAATAAAAACTTTTTTACCATCTCGTATATCAAGGGCTTCTTGGACAGAGTAGGCAACTCCGGCTCTACCTGCTGAATAGTGTATGTCGTCAAGAAAGGCTTTTTGCAATTCTGTGGGTTCCTCTCCAGGCATCTTAAGCTCTATAGCGATAAATCTACCCTTCCAGCAACCCGTTATGTCAGCTACCCCAACTTCGGTATATGGTCCCCCGTGGTTTTTGACCCATCGTCCTCCCTCAGCTTTGAGCCGAGAGAGGACTTTCTGGGACAACTTAGTTTCTGGCTTCCTGGGCATTAGATGTCAATCTCATCTGCGTCGTCGTCCAGATCAACAACGTCAGCCCCGGAGGTAAGAGTATCAATAGCCTCTTCTTTTTCCTTCTGGTCGGCTCTTACGAAGCCTTTGTCACCTTTGACCACCCGGTAGATATCGGCGACTTGAGCGGCTTTCTTCTTCTCCCCGTCCCTCTCATATTCCCTGTGTCTGACCGTGATTCCCACAATCTTGCCGATATAGTTATCGGTGTTGATTTGGACTACCGACTTCGGGACATCGAAGCCACAGGCTATGATAGTGTTCCGAAGGTTGAACAGTCCGGCGGGGACGAGGGTTGTGTTGTGAATTACGGAAGTTCCCTTCTCCGGGCCGGTTCCGATAACAAGAGTCCACTTAAGGTACTTACCTTTGTTACCGTCTTCGAGGGTAATGGACTTGACTTTGCAAACGTAATCACCTTCCGGTGCGATTGAAAAGCCATCTCCTACGTCAGTGAAGTCAATATTGATTCTCGGCATTTTAATTTGCTCCTTTCGGCTTGTAGCCACCATTCATAATTTTGACCAGAGCTTCGTAGCTCGGGTTCACAATGGAATTGGGTGTTTGTGCTCCAGCGGGTAACCGGATTTTTGCCATATAGCGAGGTCCAGGGACAAGTCTCATGCAGAACCGATTTTTGGTTTTGCCGGTGTTAGCATCCGTAGTCTCTGAGACGTAAGTTCTGCCAATTACGTCAACAGCAGCCCCAAGGATGCCTCTTACGGAGGGTGTAACCTGTGGGTAAACCGAGGCCTCGTCTGATTCTAGGTCTTCATCTCTATCCCTCTTTTCCTGTGCGATAAATACTACGTTCATGGGGAGGTTTCTGAAGTCGATAAGCCATCTCTTCAGAATCTGTGACAGTCCACCCCAGTCGCGCTTTGTAGGCATATCCATATCCTTGGAGAGGTCAAAGTCGGCCTCTTTGTTCATAATATACCTCATCGCAACTTCCTGAAGTGTAGTGATGTTGTCGAGGACCACAGTTTTGAAGGGATGCTTTCCGGACTTCAAATACCAGAACCCTTGAACAAGCATTTCGAACTCATCAACTGCTCTCTTTTTGACTCGGCCTTCCTCAGTGGCAAGAACTCGAGTACCCCTCTCGTTAATGTCAAAGATGATAGGTGCCGGGAAAGAACCTGCGACAGTAGTCTTACCCGTACCGTTGGGGCCATAGAAAAGAGCCTTGATATAGTCCTCACTTTCGTAAGTGATTGCCTGGATACCTTTTTCAAAGTCAGTAAAGTCTCCAAGGTCAATCGAACTCACTTTCTGAGTCTTCATGCCCTGTGGGACTTCTTCCATCTTGGTGGAATCATCGAGATCAAGGTCAAGGTCAAAATCACTCGATATCTCCGGCTTCGTCTTCGTTCTCGCCATTTTCGTCCTCCTTACTTGTTTCAAAGTTAAGCTTGATAATCATAGATGTATCAAGACCCTGCATCTCAGCTATACAAAGGTCACGATACTCACACCGAGGTCTGTCACACGTCCAAGACAGGTTTCGAGTTACAGCTTTACCACTGATAGCCCGGATTTGTTTACCACAGTTGATAAACTCTTCAAGAGTCATTTTTAATAAAGCTGGAGACTTTGTAATGGGAACCCGTTTATAGAACACGTTAGTGTCCATATACTCGAGAATCTCCTCGTAGTCAGCTGGGTCTCCTCCTATCTTCTTGATACACTCAATATACGTGTACCTATCGCATTTAATTTTGCGTTTTGAGAGGGTACCGTTCTTAAGTATTTCAGGAATAGTCGGAGGAGTGGTTTTGAGGTAGTCAAGAATGACTCCACGAATCTGGTCTTTGTTGTAGCCTAATCTGTCAGCTAAAACTTCCATAACATACAAGTAGATTGTAGTCTGGAAGTCCGTCATCTTGAACTCCTCTGTGGGTAAGTCTTTCTTGACTGTTTTGTGCTCAAAGCACCAAATACCGTCGTCTGTAGTATCGAGTACAATTAAGTCAATGACCCCTGTAAGTACAATTGGGGTCCCTTCAAGACGTACACGGAAGGGAACCTCAGCTGCTACAGTCTTGTATCGTTTGTCGGACTGTAGATAGAAATAGTGATAGCCACGCATGATACGATAGGCGTCACCGGGGATGTCTCCAAGTTCAAGCCTCTCCTCTTCAAAAAGTTTAGCCCAGTCTTTCTCCTTGAAGTTTTTGATTTCTTGAACCCAGTTTTTGCCAAGAGCTCTGGCCTCAAGACACGAGTGAACTAAACTTCCGAGAGTGAGGGGCCTGACTTTACGCTTGGGACGAAGCTTTTGAACATATCGGTAGTCATGAGCCAGTTGACAGCTTCTCCACTTCTTGGCTCGTGACACTGATAACTCGATAAGTCCTTCGCCGTCGCATACTCCAATATCAATAGGGACTTTACCATCTCGAGTTTTCAACAACTATTCCTCCTTTACAATTATATTATAAGACACTTTTGCTGGATTGTCAACTGCAAAGTTTACTCAAAGAACTGAAAAGGTATATCCCAGTTGTAATCGAAGTAGTTCTCTCTCCACTCATCAAGAAAGTTTCTCAACTGGTCATACTTGAGTTTGGAGACAATGTTGTTCTTGAGGTCTACAACTCTTACAGACAATATACCAAGACCAAGATTCTCGTTCAAAGTTCTGTAAGTTGTCACAGCCCCAACCAGGTTGCCACGGAAGCTAGGGCCACCTTTAAACTCTACCACAAAGACGTAACGGACTTCTGGGGGGGTCTTGTTAATATCCGTGGCGTTAGCTCTAAAGTTTCTCCTTTTCATTTTAATACTCCTCTCTTTGCTGATTTAGCTCATAATAATAGTCTTCTACGTGTTCGTCAATGAACTCTGAATAAGCCTCCTTAGTATACTCCTCTGGCTTATCAATGCCCAAAGTTCTACAGATATCCTGAACAAAGTCTATCTGTTTTGCAGTTGGGGAGTCTACTTCTCCAAAATCTAGTCTAATCTTTGTCATTCTATCACCTCATTTTATGTGGATAGGGTTCTCCAATGTTCCACTCTTTTGCATCTCCCCAGTGGTTGCCTATTTTAAGGTCCCCAGGAATAAGCAATGGTAGAGTATAGTCAAACCATTCCTTCAATCGGCTAGCATCGTCAAAAGTATTCTTAATGATTGAAGCCCAATAGTCTATCTTATCATTACTGACCTCAAAGTAAATAGCATCATGCACGGAACCCACAGGCCTGATTGTTTTGAAGTCGGGGTCTTTCGGTAAAATATGCTTGAAGTAAATCTCAATAGCAGCTGAGAGAACATAATCACTACCAAAACCTTGAACAGGTGAGTTGATTGCTTCTCGTTCAGCTGAAGCCTGTATAGCCTCATCAGAGGAATAAATATCTGGAAGACGTCTTTTACGTCCTATCGGAGAAACAACATATCCAAGTTTTCTTACGGTATTTCTCATCTTTCTGTGCCACACAGGTAAGTCGTGATATAACTCAAAGAACCGTTCACGGAAAGCTTTTGCTTCACTATCACTAACCTCTACACCGTATTTTTCCCAAGCGTAAACCTTGAACTTTCTCCAGCCCATACCGTATAAGAAGCCAAAGTTTATAGCTTTTGCCTTTTTGCGTTCATCCCCAGTTACTTCCTCAACAGCTTTGTGAGCAACTGCCGCAGCTGTAGTTCGATGGATATCTCCACCTGTAGCATAAATTCGAAGCATTGTGTTTTCATGAGCCACAGCAGCTGCAACACGAAGCTCAATCTGAGAACCGTCAATCTCAAGGAATGACCACCCCGGAGGGGCGCCTATAAGTCGTCTGATAAAGTTATCACGTGGCACTTGATGAACACCATCTTCTCCTGACAGTCTTCCTGTTACTGTTCCGTGAAGCTTGAAGTTTGGGTGTAATCTTGAGTTTGCATCAAGCTTTGCGGCCCAAGGACGAAGATAGGTATTCATATATTTTGCCCATTTACGATACTCTAGTAAGCCTCGCAATACGGGGTGGTCAATCTCTGCACCAAGGTTTATAATAACGGACTCTGCTGTACTCGGAGCTCCTGTTCCAGTTCTAGCCAATACTGGGAAGTTGAAGCCGTCCTCCTGGAAGAAAAGTTGACCAAGTTGCTTTGGGCTGTTCCAGTTAAACCCTTCTTTAAGTTGTTTCTTACTAAGATTCCTCTCTTCCCAACCTTCCGGTATCATAGCATTGAGCTTTTCGAGTACAGTCTCCAAGTTATGCTGACACTCAGCAGTTGCCTCTTTTATACGTTCCGGGTCAATCCACATCCCCTGTTCCTCGACTCGTACAAACAGATGGGAGGCCGGCTCAAGTAACCTGTGGTATATCCTTGAAGCTCTTATATCGCTTTCGAGTCGTTCTCTTTCAATGGGGTAAATATGCCAAGTGTAAAAAGCATCCAGGGCATTATACTTCATTAACTTTGACAGGTTCATCGACATATACTCAGCTACTTTTTGGTTAATATCATCCGTTACCGGGTTAAACTCTGTAGGCCAAATCAGGTCTTTATCGTATTTCCCGGAGTTGCAGTATACATCAGCTTGATACTTCAACCCATGTGGAGAGTTCTCATCATTAGCGTAGCTAAGAAGCATATTATCTGCAACAAAGTTAATAGTTGCCCCAAGCTTTGCTCTAGCCCACTTTTGGTCATACTTCCAGTTGTTACCAACTACAGGAATGTCACTACAAAAGAAGGGCCGAAGTAAATTCATAATTGTCTTGCCTTGGCCTCGCCATGGACTTTGAGGGTGGTCCACAGGGATTGAGTAACAGTTATAGCCATCAGCGCAGAAGCCAATAGTCATAATCTTGGTCTCCGGTCTCCAGTAGTCGTAGGTTGTTGTCTCTAAATCTAATGATAAATATTGCAATTTATTGGTTCTCTTCATCATCTGTAGCGTATTTATAACGTCCCTAAGCGTGTCTTTAGTCATGACCGGTATATAATTATATACGTATTTTTGAGCATGATTCGTAGCGGCAAGACAGGCTTTCGTGATATCAGCCTTAAACGGTGTAGCGTATTTCGGAGACCTTAATACTGCACCCGGAGAATATGTAGGCACAACAAGGGTGTTTCTATAATCAAGTTCAGCTCCTCGGTATTTAGTTATCCCCGACTTTTTAGTAAGAGCTTTAAGAACAGTATTTCCAAGAGCAATAACTACAGTCGGGGCTACTTCATCAAAGACCTCTTCAAAGGATTTTTGGAAACACTCGCCACGCATACAATTAGCAACTATATCGTCTTTGAGGTCTTTACTATCCAAAACTCTGCAGCCCATAATGTTAGTGTAAAACACCCTAGCATTCGGGGCTATAGTTCTAATAACTTCATCAATCATTCGACCTCTTTGGCCTGTAAAGACTTTGTGCTTTTGGTCGTCGCCAAGGGTTGGAGACTCACCGACTACCATCATTACCGGGTTACCATCCTGTGGCCCTACCCAACGACCAGCTAATGGACCATTTATTGAGTCTCGTCGCAAAGGACAAAGTGCACAACTCATCAGTCTCCTCCTTTCATCAATTATATTATATCATATCTTCTAGACTTTGTAAACTTGAAAATCGAAGGACCCCATAAATATCCCCCAACTTTTCAAAAGCCGTTGGTTCTCCATACATGCTATCATAGATGACCAACATAGTAGCGCCGTCTTTATGAAGTTTCTCATATATAGTTATCTGGCATTTGGGGCAAGGATAGTGGGTTACATACATAGTATACTCCCCACGGAGGGTGAGGCCTTCGAGGCAATTTTCTTCGGCGTGAATAGTACGGATACAGTGACCGTTGAAGAGAAGATGACCAACTTCGTCGCAGTGCTTTTCACCGTGAGGTGCGCCGTTATAGCCTATAGAAACAACTTTATTATTGGTGTTGACGAGAACTGCTCCAACCTGAGCTCGGTCACAGGTTCCTCGTTTAGCGACAATCTTGGCCATCTCCATAAACATTCTATGTCTTGATATACGCTTACTCATTTTTCAATCTCCTCTCTTAGTCTTACAAAGCGTGGATGACGGAGGTTACCATCAGCAGTCTTCTCCATATATTCAACTTCCATAATCCTTCCGTGATACATAGGGAGAACTCTGTGGCAGCCGTCAGACATACGAGCTTTCATGTCGTCGGTCATACCTGACGTTGAGCCAGTGTAGATCTTACCATCCTCCTCGAACTCAAAGATAAGTGAACCAAACCAGCCATTAGACCATGGCTTGGTAGGCCTACTAAGGTCATATACCCCAGTCATGGGGTCACGATAAAACTGTTCAGGGGGGATACTCCCTATAATTTTAACGTCTATCGTGTCCTTTTTCTTAACCTTATACCAGTGATTAGCTGGTTTCGCATCTCGTTTCGGTGTACCAAAGATATAGTCTGACTGAAGATTTTTAAGTACAATACCTTCTCTACCAGCTTCAAGCTCTTGAGCAAGAAGTTGACGCTTTTCATGCTCGGTCCTTGCAGTTGGAACCTCAGCTAAAAAGGGTATAGTAAAGATTGCTCTATAAGCTCTAAGAGCTTCAAGACGATAAGCTAAAGGGAACATCTCAAGCCCTTGGTCTTTGTTGTGAAGAACGTCAAAAATATGAAGTTGAAGCTTGGGGTCCACAGGTACAGTTGACCTATAACTTACTTGACCTGAAATCTCAGCAGAAGTATAACCGGGAGCCCATATCTCACCATCAAACTCAAACCCAGCCAACTTTGGAACTTTAACTGCCATATGACTCAACCTGTGGGTTATGTCCAAGGGTGTCTCCGGGTCGTTAAGTGAGGCTCCTCGTGTTGTATAGTGAGCTACGCCCTCACTATCAAAATGAAGAACACAACGTACCCCATCAATTTTGGGCTGTGCTACATAATTTGGGTCTGCAAGAAGTTTTTCAACTTTGTCGGCATCTGGGGTCTTTTTGCAGCCCATAGGCCATATTTTTCTCATTAGAATACCCCTTCCGCATCTTTCCGGTAGATATGAAAACTACCTATGAAGTGTGTGAAGTTTCCTGCTTCGAGACCCACAGCATGAGCTACATGATTCAGCAACCTAACTGCCAAGTAGACGTCGTTCTGAAAATGTGTAGCGTAGTCACACGACCTCATAAAATAAGTCATATGAAGTCTTCCTCCCCGAACTTGGAACAGATAGCCAAGACTGCAGGGAACCCTGGAAACACCCCCGAGTTTTGTAAGGTCTTCTCCTTCCCAAATGTTAAGGTAAAGCTGTCGACTCTGTGGGTTAATGTTAATCTCATGGATGATACGGTCAATCTTGTTCCACATACGTTCAGCATATGTGTAGGCAAACTTACCGTCATGAAGAAACTCACCCCAGACATCTTCACGAAGTGTGTAAGCTACCCCAGGGTTAACCGGTTGTCGGCAAATTCTTTCTCCGAACTCGGCCTCGGCCCACGGTTCTGTGGGTGAAAGATCTCCACAGCTTTTGACGGCATTCTTTACAGTGTAGTCGTAATTCTGAAGCTCCTTTGTAGTATACTCGGGGTTATCAGCTACATACTTGTCTTGCATAGTCTGGGGATGAACCTCGGTCCCCATCTCAGCAAGGTCTCGTTTGATTTCTTTAAGAGCCTCCTCAAAATTGCTAAATATTCTCATCGGTATCCTCCTTTTCCAAATAAATCATTGTCTACAGCTTCTTGCTGAAGACCCTTAAGCGTTTTCATATCTACATGAAGAATATCAACTTCATCATAGTCTTCCTCGAATACTCCCTCAAAGGGAACAATCTGAATAGTCAAGTCTTTAGTCCACAGAAGTTGTTTGCGGTCCATTTCTCCCTTAAGCATACGATATGCTTCCATTGGTCTTCTCTGCACACGATAGGAAGTATACGCATTACCCTTGTAGCATTTGTTATACCTTTTTAGAGTATACATCTGCCAGGCAGATAGCCCTCCTATATTTTTATCTACTTTATCTTGGGCAGTTGCAAACCAGTCTTCATGCCCTGCAAAGACTAGAAAATAGGGCATTGAAGTAATTGATTGGTAAGTAGATATCATATGCCAAGTTACTTTTATCTTTTCAAAGTCAATCCCTAAATACTCAGAAAGAGTCCTTAGCAATACGTTGATAAAGATAAGGTCCATTGGCCACCGACAAGTAAGTTCGGAGGCACGAGAGGTAACAAAGCAGTGCCAGCTCTCTTCATGGTAGCCAAGGGTCAAGTTTAACAAGCAGGCCCCGGACACGTTTCTTCTACTCTTGAACTGCATGGCAATATCAGGGATATACTTCTTATGCTTTGACTGAGCTTGGTAGTGTTGAATACGACCAAGAAACACCCCAACTTCCTGTGGGTCGAGGTACAAGTTATTGAGCATCCTCCACTTGTTGCTTGTGTAGTTGAGGTCATGGAGATTTAAGCCACAGATTGGAGAGTCAGATCTCATCGTTATATCAAACTTATGAGCCGTCACGCCACTCCTCTCATAGTCATAGTCGTCTTTGAAAAAGAGGTAATTGTTAAGTTTGAAGTATCCTTCAGTAAAGTCTTTACAATTAAAAGTTAGTGACATATCAGTAATTACTCCTTTGCCTGAATTGGTTGACCTGATTCTTTCTCATATACATATCGTATAGAGTAGTGGGGTTGAACCCAGCCCTGCTGCAGAGTATAATAAACTGACCAAACTCTGCTTCAAGAAGCTTTTTGAACTTCTCGGTGTCAGTCAGTATTTGAGACTGCTTCCAGGGTTTGTTTTTCAGGCAGTTACAGGTAAGACCACAGGCTACACAGAACTGACCAACATAAGAGTCCATTCGGTCAGTGTTCGGGATACCTATTCCAGCTCTTTCGAAATACCACTCAAGGGGATGTTTGGGTCGAAAGCCACAGAGTAAATACTTCTCGATAAGGAAGTGCAAAGCGTCTGCAAGTTCTTCGAGAAAGTGAACCTCTTCACCATTCTCGTAAGCTTCATAAGCTTCGGCAACCTCCTCAACGGCTCTCCAGCTCATGTCTTTGATACGAGCCTGGGCTTTGGCGTTGTCAATGTCTGCCGGGATTTGGTCGTACAAGCATAAGCCATTTTTCTGTTCGATGGGGATATACTTGATAGCCAGCTCGTGCTGATAGCTGAAAATACTCCCCAGCAGGTCCTGTGGATACTCTTTGCACTCAAAGTCATTTACATTTGCCATTAGATGGTTCCTCCTTGCAAATAGTTTTTAACTACTAAATCTATTCGACGGTAGTTAGGGTCATTAAGATAACAGAAGCGAGTACAATTTTTTAGCTCTTTTACGGGCCAAGTGCGCATTACTCTTTCAAACTTGTTTAGTAATTTACCAAGGTCTGTGACGTCTGGATATTGCTCCCTGGCTTCAAAGCTCTCCTGAATTTTCTCAAGAGGCAGTTTTGTATAGATAAGCAGGGGTTGTCTCATTACAAGCATTGTAGATAAATGAGCCATCTGCTCTATAGAAACAACATACTTACCTCTCAGTACTGGACCATAAACAAGTTCGTCAATAAAAAAACGGTCATAGATAAGTTCACCTTTGTGCTCAAATTGATGTTTTGCCCAAATATACCACTCCCAGCTATCTGTGGGTGGCAAGGTATGATACCGTTGAGCGATAGGAATATCAAACTTTTCACTTAAATGTCTGACAAGAGAACTTTTTCCAGTATTGTCAACTCCAGTCACTATAATCATCTATGCATCACTCCTTTATAATTATATTATACCACTATTTCATTAAAATGTCAACTAAAATATTCAATACAAAAGGTCAACTTCTTCATTGATTACCCAAACCTTGCGGGGCCTATCATTTACGCCTGACCTCCAAGCATCTTCATGGTTTAAGTAATATACATCAATTCTGTTCCCTTTAATAGCTCCTCCACAGTCCTGAGCTACCCGGACCCCTACTCCTTCGATATAAAGTTTAGTGCCATACGGTATAACCTGTGGGTCAACTGCAACAGTAACACCTTCCCAAGCAAAAGCCCCAGAGGCAGTACTAACAACTTTCTGGTGGTTAACAACAGGACGGTTCTTGCCCCACTCACCGCAACATTTTTCACAAGGGCAATAAGCTGTTAAGTCAAAGTCTCCTATGTAAGACATGAACTCTGATTCTGGGACTAACTCTATGTAGGTAGGTTCAGCAGGTATCTCAACGTAGACTATTTCAGGTTCAGCAGGTACTTCAACAAATACCGTTTGAGGTTGTCTTGGAAAAGTAGCGATGATTCCAATTCCAACAGCGATAAGTATTGTCCCAACAATCCAAATCAGACCACTCTTTCTTAGGCTCATAGTTTTGTTTTCCTTTCCAACATCTCTTTTCTCCACAGGTTATTATACTTCTTTACGTAGAAGTCTCGGTCGGATATACCACAGATATTACACCGGTTGACTTCTAGGTAGTCGTTGTAGAGAAATACCCTCCATTGGTTACAATATGGGCACCAATACCAGGAACGATAGGGTTTAACCCCCTTTGGCTTAAAAGCCACAGTTTTTGAAATAAGGTCTACTGTAGCCCTTTTACCAACTTGCTTCTTGATTTTCTCTACTAACTTTTTAGCTCTTCGGTAAGTCTCCTGTGGAGTTTCTTGTCCTTTAGTTTCTATCGTAAGGTCTTTGCGTTGGTTCTCGGTTCTTACGGATACCATCCATAGAGTTCTCTTAGTTAAGAGGCTCATCTGACTGACCTCCTAAATAAAAGAGGAGTTTGTAACGTGTATCATATGGAACATTATTCCAGCGACGCATAATGTTACACTTACAGTCGTTACAAAACCCCTTGGCTTTTGGACTAACTTGTTTAATTGGCTTCCCACAAACTTTGCACTCAGTCTTTATTTTGTATGTATGTCTGCGCCTCACTTTGTTCACTCCTTTTATATTTAATTGTATTAGTTTACGATATCATTATATCAGAACTACGCACCCATGTAAACTTTATTTTATCAAATTATAACAAAACAGTTTACCATAGAATTTTTTTATGATATAATGATAATGAATCTAATTAACAATAATTGCATCTCGAGGAGGTGAGAAAGTGAGACAAGAAGACTTTATAATGTCTTTACCACAAGTCTGTAAGAGGTATAATAAGACTGAGGTACAGGTTCGCTATGCTATAAAGCAAGGACGCCTTAAGGCGCATAAAGCTGGGTGGCAATGGTATTTCCACTCTAAGGACTTGCCTGCTGAGTGGCCAGAAACCCCACGGACCTTAAAACGATTGAAGAGAGGGAAGACCATTGAGTGACATAGGTACAATCTTTCGGGTGTGGCAACGACAAGGAGAAGGCTATGTTTCCTTACCACGCAAAAAGAGAGATACCAACTCACCCAAAGGGCCCAAGAATCATAAGGGCAAATGGGAAGAACGGTCATTCCAATGGCCTGAAGGTCTTGACAATATAAAGGCATACATAAAGGAAAGTAACACTCAAGGATACGACCTTTATTGGTGCCCAACGGTTTTGACCCAAAGACAACGTGTTAAGGAGAATATACCCACACTATCCATTTTGTATGCCGACCTTGATGAAGTCAATCCAAACACAATTCAAGACGACCTTAGACCTTCCGTTGCCTGGGAGTCATCCCCGAATCGCTTTGCGGCTATCTGGTTTCTTGACAAACCGATACCTGCAAAACAAGGTGAAGAAATTAATAAGGGTCTTACTTATCTACTTAATGCTGACAAAGGGGGCTGGGATTTAACTCAAGTTCTCCGTATCCCAGGCACTCGTAATTTTAAGTATGAGGGCAACCCTCGAGGAAAACTTCTCTGGTATGATGAGCGTACCATCAACCCACAGGTCATACCTTCAATGCCTGTGGAACAAGAACCCGAAGAGTTTGAAGCCCTTGACTTGATTGATTCCAACCCCTCACGGTTGCTATCTCTTATTAGCTCAGTAAAGGACAAAATTAAACCGAAAACACTAAACCTACTTATAACCTCTGAAGAGGATATTTTACTTCATGACCGAAGTGAAAAGCTCTGGGAACTTGAGTGTCAATTACTTGAGCAAGGAGTATCACCTAGTAAAGTTCTTGAGTTAGTGGCTTGTAGCAACTGGAATAAATATCGTGGTCGTAAAGATGAGATGAAACGACTTAAGATTGAAGTTGATAAAGCTCTTACTCACACCGGTAAAGACCGAGTCATCCAAACAGAAGTTAATCATATGGAAAAGAAGTGGACCTCATACTCTGACCTTATGAGTATGCAGATAGAACAACCTGGCTGGATGATACGAGGAGTATGGCAACGAACCTCTCACGGCATGATTGCAGGAGAACCTAAGACTTATAAATCGGTTCTTGCCACAGATATGGCAGTTGCCGTAGCTTCAGGCAAACCGTTCTTAGGAAAGTTTCCTGTGGAACACTCAGGTCCAGTTATGTATATTCAAGAGGAAAATAGTCCATGGCTAGTCAAGGACCGTATTCAAAAAATTGCTACAACAAGAGGAGCGGTCGGTACAGGAGTTAAACAACTGTCTCAAACACGTTTTGAGATTGATATGCCCCCAGACTTACCCCTTTATTTTCTCAACAACAAAGGCTTTGATTTTAATAGTGCTGAAGACCGACAGTTCTTAGAAGAGTCGATTAAGGAGATAAAACCTGTTCTTATCATCTTCGACCCACTATATCTTATGCTTGGTGACAGAGATGAAAGCTCTTCCAAAGATATAAGACCTGTACTTAACTGGCTCTTATATCTCCGATACCAATACAAGACATCCGTTATTATTCTCCATCACTGGAATAAATCAGGAAAGTCAGAGCGTGGGGGACAACGTATGCTTGGCTCTGTTTTATTCCACGGTTGGGTTGAGTCTGCTATGTATGCTCGTATAGTTGATGAGCAGAATCACACTATTGAACTTGAACGAGAGTTTCGTTCATTCTCTAAACCCAACAACCTTAACATTACGTTTAACTTTGGGGAGCCGGGTGATTTTGACTATGAGGCTATTATTGCTAAACCTGAAGTTAAACTTTCTAACGACCAAATAGCCAATTTTATAAAGGAGAATCGAGCAATAGGACCAGATGACTTCTCTAAGTTTAATATATCCAAAGCAAAGCTTGTTCAAAGGCTTAATAGTATGACTAAAAGAGGTATTCTCACCAAACAAGGTGAAGTATACAGAATCAAAGAAAAGGAGGAAAGCTAGATGCCTTATTGTATCACGCACAACGACTTAGACGGTATAGGTTGTGCAATCCTGATGGAGAAAGTTTTTCCCGAGGTTAAGACTTTTCCCATCGACTACCGTGAACTACCAAAAGTTCTTCCCAGAGTCTTAGAAAAAGCTAAGATGAACCAGGTCTATATTACCGACATAGCCCTCACAGAGGAGCTTGCTAAACTTTGTGACGACCATGGCAAAGTTCAACACGTTGACCACCACATCTCTAGCAAGAAAGTTTCAGACAAATACCCCTGGTCCTTGTTTGACGTAAACAACTGTGCTACATATCTTCTGTGGAAAATGTTGTCACAGTATGCTAACCTCGAGGACTACAAAGAGTTCGTTGAATTGGTCGACAACTACGACACCTGGGGTCACGGTACACAGCCCACAGAGAAGGCTAAGGACCTCAACCGACTCCTTAAAATGCTCGGACCTGATGTGTTTGCTCAACGATTCAAGCATAAGTCTTCAGTCAAGTTCAATGATGTGGAAGAAGCTATCATCAATGTAGACAAACATATGGAGGAGAGATATTTACAAGAAGCTATCACTTATACCCAGGCCATGAGAGATAAAGATGGTAATATATTTCTCTTGGTTGCTGCTGAACAGTATACATCCTCACTCGGGAACTACCTGCTTCATCAGTTTGAGGAGGCCGAATATGTAGTCATTCTCGATATGCTACATGATAAGGCTTCACTCCGTAGTAAAGGTAAAGTCAATGTTGCTGACCTCGCTAAAGCCTGTGGAGGAGGAGGTCATGCTAAGGCTGCAGGCTTTTTAATGAATGATACTGCAGTCAAAGCTTTCTGGAGGTGTAATTCTTGTGAGTTTAGGGCTCAACTCGGGGAACGGAGGGAACCCGGGGATACAGACTTGGACAAATAAATATCAAGCAACCTTGAGGGTTCTGTATATTATGATACGG